AATAAACTTCCTAAATAGTTCTTTTGCTTTCTCTCTTGGTGTCATAACTATATAATTAAATAACTTACTTGATATCACAAATTGTGATCTTTATTCTGTTCATTGACAGAATCAACAGCGTCATTTAAGTTTGGTATAAACAAACCTACTGCTTCTTTTAAAGAATTATATATGTTCTCAGCATTTTCTCCCCAATACATATCGCAAGAAAAACCGCTTTCATTTATGTGAAATGGTGGTTCTAAAAAATATGATTGCCGAAACTCATGGGGCTTTGTCGTGTATCTTTTACACGCTGACTTTAATGGGCAGTCAATCCCAGGACACATTGTTATATCGCTCATTTTAATTTAAATTTTCTTGTTTCTACTTTACCCTTGCAGTATAGCTCAACTCTGTAGCTACCAGTCACTATGTCGTGAAAGTATATTATACTTGCGCTGTCTAATGGTATCTTTGGAATGTACATCTTACTATATCTGTACACAGCTATTGAGTCGTACTCAACGCCTAGATTAATTGAATATGCGTCACACTTTTTTGCAGTACTGCAAGACACAAGTAACGCAGATAGTATTATTGTTACGTACTTCATATTGATTAAATTAAAGTGGGTAGTCACACTACCCACCTCGGTTAGCAGCAGATTAAAACGGTAGTGGCTCCTCCTCGTTTACTGGTGTTGCCTTTGGAGACTCACCTAGAGACTCAATTCTCCAAGCCTCAATGTTGTTAAAGTATTTGCCGTTATACTCTCGTCCACGAATTCTAAACGATACCTCAACCTCTTGTCCCTCCACAAACTTGTCAAGAACGTCAACATTCTTTTGAGTTAGCTGAAACAAAATATCCTGTGGATACTGATCGTGTGGCTCGTTCAATACGAACTCTCTCTTTGTGAACTTCTCGCTCACTTGTACTGATGGGTTTATAACCTTTAAAACCCCCTTCATTTTAAAATCACTCATTTGTTTTTATTATTTAGGTAATTAAAATACATTTTTGCATACTCCTCAGCCAACCTCAACTGACCATCCATCCAAACAATGTCATCGTCTGTTAGCTCTACTTTCACAATCGTCACTCTCAAGTTATCACTCAACTCATCCATGTAGTGCAAAACATCTGTCTCGTTGTCTGGAATCAACTCCTCTGGCGTGTTGCTCAACACAAACGCAACCTCTCCGTCTCTCCATTTTTGGCCCGTTGTTTTTTCAAGCATGTAAAGATAGTGTTTTACTTGCCAATCGTAACCACTTTCTTTAACTTTTTTTAGTGCCTTGACATCGCTCTTAGGCATTGTCTTCTTAGACCACGGTTGATAGACTCGTCCTCAACCATTGTACCCTTGGTCATCTCTCTGGTGCTGACGGTTACCCTGTAGTCGTAAACCATCTCATCAATCATGTCCTCTATGTACGTCTTAGCACCATCGCTCAACTCATCTATCCTGTTCATCCTGTCAGTTAGTCCGTTCATCTCCTCGGTCTGCTTGAACGTTCTGTCTTCCTTAGACATCAACATGTCTAGCTTTTCTTTCTGCTTGTCTGTCAGTCCTCCCCGTTTTCCAGAGAAGAGTGGGTGACAACTTGATGATCTTACGTTAATCATTGCTAAACATTTTTAGTTGGTCCTCAGTAATGATGTACTGTTTCTTGATTTTATCAATCGTTGTTCGCCCAGACTTCACAGCGTCAATAGCCTTTGTCAACTGATCGTCAGTAAGTAAAGGAAGCTCCTTCTTTGGCAACGGACGAGTGCTGAATCTCAGCGCATCGACCAGTCCTTGAGGACTCTTGACCTTCTCAGTTGTTATTACGATTGTCTTGCCAACGTAGTCGTTCGGGTCGAAAGAATTAAAGAATGTCTCAAGCCTCTTGAAGTTTGAGCGATTGCATACCATGGGCTTCTCAAACTCTTTGAGCTTGACGAACACCTTGTCCTCCTTGCCCATCTCTCCCACAAACGTGTCTTGATAGATTTTGTCAATTGTTACTTCTTTCGGCTCATACTTGCCGTTGACCTCCAAGTCCCATGCTCCCATGTACTTGTTGTCTTTCATTAGATTTCTCCAGTGTGCCATATTATATTTAATTGATTACAAAGATTTTAAAATTTTCTCTAATCTCACAAAAAAACTTTCTTTTTTTACAGAAAGTTTTAAGCTCCTACGCTTAAGGCTCTCAATGTCGTAAGACCCTGGGTTGAACTCAGATATGCGAATCATATTGTTTATGATGCCCAACTTCCTGTCACATACGTCAATGTTAACCTTAAGACAACCAGCCTCCCACCCTATATTCTCAAAGAACAAAGACTGCTCACCAGTTATCGGCTCGTAAAAATCAGATGCCGTCATCGTGTTCATTATCCTAACAGAGCCGTCCTTGTCAAACTTCTCTATCTTCACTCCGTTGTCAATGAACCAAGAACTATCTAGTGTTCTGAATATTCTATTCTCAGGGTCGGAGACTATTCTGTCCCATACTTTCTCAGTACTCATGATTCTTTCTTTTATTTTTTTCAGGGTCAAAGTACAGCATGTATCCGTCACTAACAAAGAAGTCAATGTACTCAATGTAGCATACCAAGAACACACTCTCGTAACCAGTAACGCCTCTCGTTACTAATGTTACATAAACGTTGTCAGTATTTTCTTTCTTGTAGAAGAATGAGAATATCGGAGTGTTTGGAAACTTCTTGTAATTGACTACGGTCTTTGTTGTATCGACTCCGTTCATGTACAGGGCAACCTTGTGAGCCCTGATTGCATCGTAAACGTTGTCAAACTCCTTGTGGTACTCCCTCTCTATTCCGTTCTCTCCCATCTCAACAGACTGGTATCCTGACGGAAGTTTTAACTGAGCATTACCAATGTAACTTATAAGTAACATCGGTAGAATTAATTTAATTGTTTTCATTACTTTTTTTTTAATCGTTTAACATAAATGTGTTACTGCCAGACATACTGAACTCGTATGTGTCAGACTCGCACGTGATGTCTCCCGTCCTGATAATCATCTTGGTTGACTTGTGGAAGTCATCAACTAATCCCTCCTTGCTGTTCATATCTAGAAATATGTATACAGACTTGTGGTCCTTTGATACCATCGATGCAGACTGGTACTTCTTGTAAGAACCATTGACCACGAGTGCCATCTCAACGAGAGACTGCTCGTCACAAACGTATACGTTGGTTATGTAAAGAACTACGTCTCCGTTGATGTTCTCCATCTTGAGTATGGAGCTACCTGTTCCTGAGTTGTACGCTATCTTGTACGGATCGTCAATCCCGTTGTCTACCCTTTGAAATTTCCACTGGGACATGGCTTGTGTTGTTGCTAGCGATAGTGCTAGCGATAAAATTAGATTTTTCATGTTAAAATAGTTTACTAAATGATATAATAATTCCAAACGTACATATGGTTGTAACTAGAAGAAATCCTAGTGTTAGCCTACCTGAAATGTGTATGCTCTTGATGGATAGTATGTACGAGACTGCCCAACATAGAGTCCATAAAAATAAATCTCTCATTGTGTTATTTTTTTAGTTCATCAATATATCCTAACACGAATCCAATCGCCACGAGGAGATTCATTCCTGCCGACATTATTACCTCGTGGATGTCCTCGTATACATTCAACGATAGGTGTACGTGCCCTACAACCCAGAACGGGATGCTTAAATTTTGACTTATCCATAGTAATGTGTATTTAATTAGTTTAGACATGGCTTCTGAGTTATTATCTGTACGACAGCCCTCTCTATTGATATTACCTTCGCTAGAGGTAGTGCCATCTCGAAAAATACTAGTGCCTGACTCTTGCCATAGCACATGATGTACAGGGTGGACTCCTCACCATCCTGCGTGAACCTTATCAGATATCTTTTCATAGCTCTAGTGTTACTTCGGTTATTACACTCTCTTCGTAAAACGGCAGGTCGTGGTCTTCAACTATGTATGCCGATACCATGTTGTTTAGCCAGTCCTTATCGTTTCTAAAGTTATCCCTTGCGTGGTAGTCAAAACACACATCATACGTTTTGCCCCTTAGTTCAACCCTTGACCACTCGTTCAGGTTGTCAAAAAATATCTCTACAAAGTCATAACCTACAGATAGGATTATTGATCGGTAGAACGGATTTACTTTTGCTTTCATAATGTTGGTT